AAGCGAATGAAAGAGGAAAAGTGAACTTTGGCTGGCTAAAAAGCCAACATAGCTTTTCGTTTGGACATTATTATGACGCAAAACATATGGGGTTTTCAGCGCTACGGGTTATCAATGACGATGTTGTTCAGGCCGGTAGAGGTTTTGAAACCCATGGTCACAGAGATATGGAGATAATTTCATATGTTGTGAGCGGTGCTTTAAAGCACAAGGATAATACCGGTAATGAGTACGTAGTGCCTGCGGGTGACGTGCAAGTAATGAGTGCAGGTAAGGGTATTATGCATTCAGAGTTTAACCCTTCTACTGAAGAGCCTGTTAACTTTCTGCAAATTTGGATTGTGCCCAGTGAAAAAGGCGGTACGCCCAGCTATGCGCAAAAAACCTTTGGCACACAGGCAGGTGGAAATAACCATGATTCAAAGCTTGAATTATTAGTAAGTGATGACGGTAGGGAAGGGTCATTACGCATTAAGCAAAATGCGGCAATCAGCCGTTTAACTTTGAAAGCTGGCGAAACATGGGAGCATGGCACTGAAGACCAAAAGGGTTACCTTCATATGATTATGTGGTAGACAGTGAAACGAATGCAGTTGAAATAGAGGCAGGCGATGCTTTGGGTATTTACGAGCAAGACATCATTCGTCTGAAAGCCTCAGAGGAAAGTGTGGCCTTGTGGTTTGAATTACCTAAATAGCTGCCTAAAAGTAATCTAGATCAATAATTTAGTTTCAAATTGTGTATCTCTACTTCACGAATTCTTATCTCGTGGTATGATGACTTGGATAAGGTTAAAGGCTGGTAATACTTCTCATTAATGAGCATTATCAGTCTTTATTCCAGTTGTATGTAAAACTGAAGTCAGTGAGATACTAGAGTGATAAAAATAATCCTAGCAGATGACCATGATTTGGTCAGAACAGGGATACGCCGGATTCTGGAAGACGTAGACGATTTTACTATTCTCGCAGAAGCGAAGAACGGTGAAGACGCGGTACTTTTGTGCCGAAAAAACGCGCCAGATGTGGTACTCATGGACGTGAATATGCCCGGTATTGGTGGACTGGAGGCGACAAAGAAAATTGTTCGTATGTCTGAAAATACGCGTGTTATTTGTGTTTCAATGCACAAGGAAAGTCCTATTCCAATGCAAGTTATGGACGCAGGCGCATACGGTTTTCTGACAAAAGATGCAGAGCCAGACGAAGTAATACGCGCTATCCATAAAGTTGCGGCAGGACAAAAGTATGTTGATCAAGAAGTGGCCAATAGCATCGCCATCGGTAAGTTATTGCCTAGTTCGGATAATCCGTTTGACGAGCTATCGAGTAGAGAACTTACAATAGCAATGCGATTAACCGAAGGTCACAAAGTGCCGGATAGGCGTAAATTCTGATGTAGAGCTAACGCACTTGGCCTATCGTCATAAGCTTATCAATCCTAACACCTTTTAAGCGTCACTAGACGCGCAACGTCAAAGTGATTATGTCTGCATTTGATTCAGCAGCATTTCTTAAGAATCTAACCTCTCAACCTGGCGTGTACCGCATGTACAATAGTCAGGAAGAGGTTATTTACGTAGGAAAAGCCAAAAACCTTAAAAAGCGCGTATCAAGCTATTTTCGTAGTAATCTTGATAACGCCAAAACGCGTTCGCTAGTTAGTCAGATTGCGAACATGGATGTCACAGTTGTAAACAGCGAAACTGAAGCGTTTTTGCTTGAGAACAACTTCATCAAGAAATACAAACCGCGTTACAACGTGGTCATGCGTGACGACAAGTCTTATCCCTTTATCTCATCAAGAAATACAAACCGCGTTACAACGTGGTCATGCGTGACGACAAGTCTTATCCCTTTATCTTCTTATCCGATCACGAACATCCAAGACTTTCTTTCCATCGCGGCCCTCAAAAGAAAAAGGGCGAATACTTTGGCCCATACCCCAGTGCGTGGTCGGTGCGAGAAAGCTTGCGTTCAATGCAGCGAATTTTCCCCGTACGTCAGTGTGAAGATAGCTATTACCGAGCACGCAGTAGACCTTGTCTTCAGTATCAGATGCAGCGCTGCAGTGCGCCGTGTGTAGAAGGCTATGTAAGCGATGAAGAATATAAAGAGCAGGTCAATTTTGCACGCTTGTTCTTGAAAGGTAAAAACCAGCAGGTCATTGGTGGGCTGGTGGAAAAGATGGAAGCAGCCAGCGAGGCACTAAACTTTGAAGCCGCTGCCCGTTACCGCGATCAGATTAATGCACTAAGAAAAGTGCAAGAACGACAGTGGGTTGCCGGTACTCAAGACGAAATGGATGTGTTTGGGTTTGCGTTTAAAGGCAATATGGCGTGTATTCAGGTAATGTTTATTCGCGAAGGGCAGTTGTTAGGCAGCAAGGCCTATTTTCCCAAAGTACCCAACACTGCCGATGAACAAGAAGTTTTTGAATCTTTCTTCCTACAGTTCTATCTGGCGGGAAACAAAGTTATTCCAAAGCAGATAGTACTTGGCAATACATTAACTGACGAAGACGCTATAGCAGATGTACTAGCTAGTGAAGCTGGGCACAAGGTTCAGTTCTTTAAAGGGGCGAGGGAAGAGAAGCGCAAGTACCTGCAGCTCGCGCAGTCAAATGCGCAAACTGCGTTAGATGCTCAATACAGTCAGCAAAAGTCTGTGTTTGCACGCTATCTCGACTTAGAAGCGGCACTGGAAGTTGATACGCCTATTCAACGCATGGAGTGTTTTGATATATCACACACGTCTGGCCAGCAAACGGTGGCTTCGTGTGTGGTATTTAATCGTGAAGGTCCGCACAAAAGTGACTATCGCCGATACAATATAGAAGGCATTACCCCAGGTGATGACTACGCGGCCATGGCACAGGCGTTAAAACGTCGCTACAAGTCAGTGAAAGAAGTGCAAAAAATACCTGACCTTCTATTAATAGACGGTGGTAAAGGACAGCTTGCCCAAGCAGAAGCGTTTTTTGAAGATTGGCCCCATGATAAAAAGCCTATGCTGTTAGGCGTGGCAAAAGGCACCACCCGTAAGCCTGGCTTAGAAACACTAATACTGGCAGGTAGCCATCAGGTTCTGCCGATGGATAGCCATTCGCCAGGGCTTCACCTTATTCAGCATATTCGCGACGAGTCTCACCGATTTGCCATTACTGGGCACCGCAACCGACGCCAGAAAGTTAAAACCACGTCGAGTTTGGAAAGCATACCTGGTATTGGTGCAAAACGCAGACAAACACTGCTTAAATTCATGGGGGGCTTGCAGGGTCTTAAGAAAGCCAGCAAAGATGAAATTTCAAATGTACCTGGTATAAGCCCTGAACTGGCGGAAACTATTTACGACCACCTTCATCAATAAATGAATGAGTAACAAGCAATGCATTACAAATTAAGGTAATGTGTTACAAAAATGAAAGATGCAGAGCTTATACGCTACCGCGCTAAAACGCCCATAGAGGCATAACACCGAGACGTACTTTTTATGTGGACTGTTCCAAACTGTATTACTTTATTCCGAGTAATCCTTATTCCTGTATTTGTAGTTGTTTATTTTCTTGATTGGCGCTGGGCGCACGAGGCAGGCGCATTTATTTTTTGGCTTGCGGCAATAACGGACTGGTTTGACGGCTATCTAGCAAGAAAACTACAGCAGTCTACACCCTTTGGTGCATTCTTAGATCCTGTAGCAGACAAGCTCATTGTGGGCGCTGCTCTTCTTATGATTACTCATAGTTATGCAAACCTGTGGATCACGTTGCCATCTATTGCGCTATTGGTTCGTGAAATTTATGTGTCGGCGTTACGTGAATGGATGGGTTCGAATGGTGTAAGGGATGCGGTTAAAGTGTCTTTTATAGGTAAAGCAAAAACCACTGCGCAAATGTTAGCCTTAATTGGCTTGTTGTCGGGATTAGAAACCTTTATGGGCATAACTATTTATTGGGTTTCTTTAGGTTATATTCTTTTATATTTCTCAGCAGTGCTGTCAATTTGGTCAATGTTTGTTTATACAAAAGCGGCCTGGCCACACCTTCGAAGTGGCGCAGTAAAGTGAAATTGATCGTACATTAATCAAAGTGAATAAAAAAATAGCAAACGATCATAAAAAACCGCATTTATCTCAATTTAAACGCTTTTTTGTGTTGACAGTTTTGAATGGGTAGGTAGAATGCACCCCACATTTCGAGAGGACATCAACCAAACGAAATGGTCGATTAAGACATGCGGGAATAGCTCAGTTGGTAGAGCACGACCTTGCCAAGGTCGGGGTCGCGAGTTCGAATCTCGTTTCCCGCTCCAATCTCTTAGAGATGAGTTTTAATCACGCGCCAGACGCATCTGGCGGAATGGCAGAATGGCTATGCAGCGGATTGCAAATCCGTCTATCTCGGTTCGACTCCCGATGCCCGGGTGGTGAAATTGGTAGACACAAGGGATTTAAAATCCCTCGCTGGTAACAGCGTGCCGGTTCAAGTCCGGCCCCGGGCACCAATCAAATTCCTTTTAAATACAGCGGCTTACGAAGCTTGTTCACTTCAATTAAAACGCAGCAAAAACCCATTTCATAATATTTCAGAATATAATTTCAGAATATTATCACTCTTCAGGCACAAAAAAACCGCAATTAAGCGGCTTTTCAACTTACCGGAAATTCCGGATAGTTCAGAACTCAAAATCCAGGCTCCCTTTCTTCAAGGCAGCAGTAACAATCGTGACTATCTCCGACGTTCAATTCTCTGTATGTTACATCTTCAGTGAAGCCATTCTTGTTCAGCCACCCTATAAAACTTAGACCTTCTTTTTTCCTTTTGAACATTTTGATGGTAGGTTTCAAAAATAATGTGCGCTCAATTTCTTCGCCATTGTCTTGCGCCCATTCTTCAAAAATTTCTTGTGCATCGAAGTCTTTCAAGGCTCTCACTAGTGAATTCACACAGTAGTCCGAATATTCGCCAGATGATAAAGCTATCAATTCACCTTTCTTAAATTTCATATTTAGCTTTTTATTCATAATGGTTACCCTTACGTAATTCCTCTAAAGTTTTCACATAATACTCGTGCGCTTTCATCCTCTCTTTGTGAGCTAATTCATAGAGTGTGAGTTCCCTTCTGACGGCAAATGCTATCCATGTAACCGAAACTACAACGGTAACTGCGCACAAGCCGATGAACACTCCAATAATAACTTCTATAATACTCGTATCACCAAATATCACTTCTTACTCTCCACTGTTGGTACCACTGCGACCTTTCTGTCATACACACGAACCTGGCTTTCTGTCTTGTGGCCACTGGCTTGTTGTTTCTCGCTAACTGTTCCTTCAAAGTCACTAATGCCTTTCGCTTTAATGTCGTGGAAGGTGAAGTCTAAAGGTAGCTGGGTTTCTTCGCGCGCCTTGATGATAGCTTTGCGCCAGCGCTGATCGAAACTCGCTACTGCGAACGGGTGACCGTTCTTCTGGTGAAGTACAAACATGCTGAATACGTCTGGGTTTATTTCATTTGCTGTGCTTACAGCCTTGCGTAGTCGTGGGCCCCATTCCTTAATTTGTTTCTTACCCGTTTTACCTTGCTGTATGAAAATACCGTCTTTAAGTAGCTGGCTTTGATGCAATTTAACCACGTCAGCTTTACGGGCCATGCACAAATAGCTAATTTCCATTGCTGCTTTAACTACTGGGCAAGCTCTCTGATAAACCGCGTCATATTCATAGTCTTCAATATAGCGGTCTCTTGCTTTCTCTTTGAACTGCTTAACGCCTTGGCATGGGTTGCGCTGCACTTTGCCGCGTTCGTATGCCCAGCGAAACACACGAGATAAGAACGCTTTGTGTCTATTCGCTTGCACTGGTGACTTTTGGCCAAGAATGTCCATGAACTTTCTAACATGAACGGGGGTAACCGTGTTCGGGTCCATTTTGCCAAATGCACTGAGTACTTTCTTGCTGTACTTCTGATAGTCTTTGCGCGTGTGTAACGATAAATCGCGGAAATCAGCACTATCAAAGAACGTTTCAACTAGGTGTTGAACAGTGTGCTTGTTATTGGCTATGGCCATATATTTTTCGTAAGCAGCCCATACTTCCGATTGCTTGGCGTCGACATCACAAAGGCGCACGGTTCCACCACCTACGGGTTTAAACTCGTAAGCGCTGCGCCCCTTGTACACTCGCTGAGGCATCCATTGATCTTCTACTTTACGTTTACGTGGCATAGTCTATTTCAAAAAGTTAGGGTTGAAACCGTCATCATTTGCTGCAGCTGACGCCTTATCGCGGCCATTTAGCCAGTCATCAGTTGTCCACACCTCTCCTTTAGCATTTACACGGTAGGTAATACCGTTCTCTTCGAACCAGCGTACTTGAGAGCTTCGCTTCTCGTACCCGGTCATTGTCGTTATATCTGAGCCTATTACAATTTGCATTTCATAGTACCTCAAACATTTTAGCCTGGTGCGGCTCTAGCGGTTCTGGCCTGTTTGTAACTTCGAATACCTCAATTAACGAGTCGTGAACGAAGCTGCTGCAGATTTCAGTGCAGAATACTTTTTTACCGTGCGCTTCGCAGGTACCGAACTGGGTTCTGTCTTTCGCACGGCCTGTATACTTTTCAACGTAAGGGCAGTGTTTATCCTGCTTATACCCTTCAACTGAAAAGTGATTACAGGCTATGCATGCTTTAGGTAGCGTCATCTGCATCATTCTAGCTACCTAATACCATTGCACCAAAACCAAAAGCTGCAACAATGGAGTTAAGCCAAATCCAACTCACAACCTTCATAAAGTAATGAAAAAGCCTTGGTTCCATTCGGCAATCGCCGCCATAATATTTGAAGCTGACAATCAAACCGAAAACACAGAGAAGTGAAGAACAAATCAAAAGCGCCCAGCTGATGTTAAAAAGGTTTTCGTAGTTCATCACTCTTGCTCCTTGCGTAGTTGTTCGGAGTCTCCAACCAAGAAAGCAGTTACTTTGTTATCCATATATAAACCTAAGTCTCCGCTAGCCCTCACCTCCTCTAGTAGTTCATTAGCCCTATCCACATAATCCTCCAGCCCCTCAACACGCTCATTAGCCTTTGCTAGTTGTTCTGTGAGATGCTTTATTTCATCAGACGCAGCTTGTGCCAGTTCATTAATACTGACTTCACACGAACCCTCGCGGCCTTGGTCGTCCTCGCCAAAAACCTCCATGCCCCCATCTTCAATCATTTCCTCTTCAGCAGCAGCGAACTCACCAAGGATAAAGAGAAGCGCACCCCCAAATTTACTTGTTTTTACATCACTCATGCGCTGGCCACCTCTTTCCATTGATCACGTTCACGAGTGACCTGGTTAATTTGTTCCTGCAGCTGCTCACACTGTTTTTGCAATAGGCCGCATTCGACGTTTCCGTCATTAATGGTTTCTGCATGCTGCTGCAGTTCAGACATGGCCAAACGCTTTAAGCGCTCATTTTCTGCATTAACGCGCGCCAGCTCCTGAATAATTGCATCAGCTACACATTCACCTTCATCTACCACGTTGATACGAAGGCAATGTTCGAGCAGCATTTCAAGCTGTTGCTCATTACGCGTGGCAGCTTCAACGATTGGGGCGAATGCCTCTCTAACCTCATTAGCTGAAATTAGGGCGCCATTAACAGGGCAGTGGCCTAAGACCTTAAAATCAAGTTTAATCATTACTGCATCCCCAAATCTTCAAGTGTTACACCTAGCTCCTTTGCCATTTCATGTGCTTCGATGCGACGACGAACGCGACAGGCTTCAAGTGACTCTTGCTTGGTGCGGCGCTTCTCAGTCGTTCCTTTGCCGCGAAAGCATGAATCTGTGAATTGTTGAAATACATCGTTATGCGGTCTCATTTGCGAATTCCTTTTCTAAATTTTCGATTGTTTTCACCTTCAATAGGCGAGTCACTTTTGCTGTAAGCTTTTTAATTTCCGACATGTCATAAAATTGATAGATATCGATAGTGCGGTTTTTATAGCGATTAATGCTTTCGCTATCGCCCTGCCAGAAAATGATAATAGCTGCAGCAAGATCACCATCTTCAATGTGTGATTTGAGCGTAAAAGCAACACTCTCAAATAACGGATTTTTGCAATTCGCAACGAGCGTTTGTAAAGGTCTAACGACCTTCATGAACTCACTTTTTTCAGTCATGTTTCTTTTAAATGGCATTCGCCCAATCCTTTTTACTTGTCTCTTCTAGCGCTTCAGCGCGTTCTAACTGAATGGCAAGGTTCTCTAACTGGCGAACCTCATCAACGCTAAACTGAACCGGCAGGTTCGAACCAATCACCTTGGCCAACGCGCTTACTCCGGTACCGTTCAATTGAAATATGTGTTTCATAGTTACTGAGTGGGGCAGTGCCCCACACCTTATTGATGGTTAAGCGCGAAAGCCGCCGATAAAGACTTCAACAGGCAACTCGTTAAGGTTGTCTGAAATCTTCTCTTTGAACTCTTCAGAGATTTGTTCGTTATGCTCTTCTTCACCCACTATGCGCAGCGTGAAGGTAATGCGCGCATCACCAGTGAGCATTGAAACGCGGATTCTGAACGTAACTTCTGATAGGCCTGCATAGGGCACGCAGGTAAAATTAATGTAGGCTGGCAGGTCTTTCTTGTTCTTGGCCGCTTCACGTTCTGTCACGCTGGCGCTGTTCTCGAACTGATCTATTGAGCTTTCAATTTCTCGTACACGCTCAACGGTTACCGTTCTTACTGCGTTAATGGCCACAGATAGATTCATTTGTTCACCTGAAATACCGTCTACTGTGATGCGGTCTTTCCAGTCTTCAATGAAATCACTAAGGTCTTGTTGACCAGAACGTCCACCGCATGCAGAAATCAACGCCTTATAAGCGGCTGTTTTAGGAATGCTAAGTGTAGCCTTGTGATCACAGTGACCAGGTACAACCAAATCACCTACGTTTAAAACGGCTGCGGCTTTCATGTCTTCACCGTCGATAAATACTTGCGCGTTAGGGTAAAGCGGCGTTTCTTCGCCAACGTACTCACTCACGTATGCAACAAAGCTTTTAATGTCTTCCGTAGTAAAGGAGCCACGAAAACGTGTTCGGTTCTGCAGTTGGTTTTCAAAGTTAAGCAAAGAAAAATTATCCGGTACCATCATGGCCGGCGCTTCTCTTTCCTGAATCAAGCAAGTAGTGTCAGCCAGCTGCGCATTTAATTGCTTGTTCAGTTCGCTTTTTTGAAGCTCTAAAAGTGTGTCTCGATCGAACATAATTATTCCTTAGTCATCTTAGTTACATTGGCTTGACCCGCGAACAGGTCGTCGTGGCTTTTAGCAAGCAAACTAATAGAACCATCCTTGTTCACCCACATTGGGGTTTCAGTGGTGGTCTCTTCGTTAATCTTGCCCGTTGGGGTAGGACGTGAATATTTGGCAGTAGAAACCACCTTCACTTTAATGCCTGCGCCGTTTTGGGCAGACGTTGCAGCCGGTTCAATTTTGAAGGTAACGTCTAACTTGCCACCCTTATTGAATCGAAAGATTGATTTGCTCACCTCTGTAAGAAAGGCAGTTAGCTGACGCTCAAATGCACCGCTATCTACTTCAGCGAGAAATTCATTTAATGGGCCTTGTTCGCTCATTGTTTTTCCTTTGGTTAAGCTGCTAGCAGCTATTCAATAAAATCGTCTAAACCGTGTTGCTGTGCTCTTCGCTTGAACTTCTCAAGCGCGGTTTTTTCTAGTTTGTCTATGCGGTAAACGTTGCAGCCGCATACTTCTGCAATAGCGTCACGAGTAATTATTTGCCCTGGCTCGATAAGTACACTTAGCACTGCCAAGCCAAGGTCAATGTTTAACTCGTCTTCGCGCTTCATTAAGCATTAGCAGCTAGCGCTGCAGCTTTAGCTTGCAAACTGAAGTAGCGGTCTAGGAATAGTTCTTTGGCGCCCATTGGCGGAAGCGGATGAATGATTTCTTCACAAGGCACTTGATCACTAATGAATGCCCAGTGAGCAGGGTGAGGTGTCATTAGGTCGCGCACCTCGGTAGCTAGCATTTTTACGTCAGCGTCTTTTACGCATGCATGAACTGGCCATTCAACGCCGACACTTCTGTAAAGGTTCTGTTCAATAGTGGTGTGAATACTTTGATAAACAGGTAGCAACTGCTTTAAAGGGGAAACCATGTCACCACAGTAAGCTTCTGCAGCATCATGAAGTAGGGCAGCTAGCGCATGTTCTTCTGGTACCAACTCACTAACAAGAACGGAATGTTGCGCGACTGAATAGAACTTGTTGGTGTGACCATTGAAGCGGCACATGTTAGAAAGCGCGTGTGCAATGTCTTCAATATCAAAAAGCATGTGCTTTATGTTTGTGTAATCAAACATGGTACCGGAGCGCAGCTGAACCTTCGGAGGAACGTGAGCGTTTGATAGAGGTACCACATTATTCGGCTTTGCCGGGGTGCTGGTGACTGTGATGTCGAACTCTTTACAGATTTCGCGAAGCTTGCTTACTGTCTCTTGAATCTTCTCAAACAGATAGTTTTCACCAGGCCATGAGTTTGCATTGCTTAAATAACAATGGTTGAGACCATCTTTCCAAACATCGATAAAGAAATAACCTTTATCTAGGGCTATTTGGTGCTGAACACTAAAGCGAACATCATCAGCGATAGCATTTGTAAGAAGCAGCATTTCATCTTTGCCAGCTGCGATTGATTCTTTAAGTATTGAATTTGTTTGCATTTTGTCGCATCTCCAGTTCAAAGCTATTGCTTTTTTGAACGTCCGTTATATATTAAGGCGCGGTTATTTATTAAACCGACACCCCACAGGGAATATGCTTAAAGGTAAGAATCTTGCCTTTACTTACCAAAAAGATAATACTAATATTAGTAAAAAGGTAAGGTTATGCAATACCAAAACGGTAAGAAATTAACTGGTAAGACCAGATAGTTGGGGTTTGAAGTAAGGGATTTTCATTGAAGCAGTAAGATTTCTGTTAAAGTTTGGCTGTACATCCGTACAACAACATACACAGGAATAATCATGAAAAAACTGCTTAAAAACGCCTCTCTAATTTCAATCGCAATCTTTGCTTGCTATGCCTCTACCTCTGCTAACGCTGACCCCGTTAGCAAGCTTACTTGCGCCTTAAACCCTTCTTCATGCTCATCAACGCTTGGGGCTGGGGGTACAGGCCATGGTGGTACCGGCGGTAGTAATGGCGGTAACACTGGTACGAAAACGGAAATCACAAACGGTGTAAATAATGCGAAAAGTAACGAATAGGTATAATAAATGGCGCTCATATCAATAGCTTTTGAATGGGCGGTAGACCAGTGGGCGGTAGTAGTTGCCGCCCTGGCATTTGTCTACAACATGCTCTTCAACTCACAAAACAGTAGGCTTATAGCCTCTTCTCTTACTGTGGCTTTAATGTATGCATTCGGGCATTTCTTATTAGCTTGGATTAACGAGTTACCATTCGATGAGCAGGTGTACTTTCGGTACTCTTCGAGGTTTCTTCTTTATGCTATTGCCGGGTTCTTTATGGCAGCGCTTATATTTAAGCTCGGCCCCAACTTCACCACTACCACAGTTTTTTCAGTCATGATTTTTTCAATGATCATGCAGCTGCTGCTTCACATTGATAGAAATGTGATTGGACTAAATAAAATAAGTGAATCTATTGAGCTGGGTAACGCCATCGTCAATAAAGGTTTTCCATCTGGATATTGGTTCTTATGGGATTTTTACACGGTAAGTCTGAATGTTACCGGTTGTTTTTTATTTATATATTTGTTCGTTGGTGAGGATATAAAGGAGTATCTATGTTCACGTTTTTCTTAGTATTAGTGTTTGGTTTAGTTGTTTCAGCAATCGTCTTTGTGACATTTTCAAAACCAAACCATCAGGTAAAGCAAAAGCAATTAGCCATATATATTGCCAATGTAAGATACCTTAAGAAGTGTGCTGAAGAGTGCAGTGATGGACTGCAAACGCTTGAATATTCGAAGAGAAGAGAAGCCCTGATAGAAGAGCTCCTAAGTTACATTGAGAAACACAAACTAACTGACTGTGATGCAGTCAAATCGGCTGATATTATAAAGCTTGATGACTTTCGTTCCCGCCAGAGCGCTTAGCATCTTTGCTATTAATTAGGTTTTTATACTCCGTAATAATTAAGCTTGTGACAGCTTCTGAGTCTATCGATTTCTTTGGCTCATAAATACCCGCAGCTATTAACTGGTTTATTACGTTTTTAACGGCCAGTGTAAGTAGGTCCTCATCATTCAAGTGACCAACATTATCATCTTTCGAAACCTGTAGTTTATCCATCCAGCCTACAGGCTTTTCGAAGGCCTTTTCTAGCTTCCTTGCGAACTTATCACCCATTTTCTTATTACTGTTGCCATTTTTCAGTTGGCTTATGTAGTTTGCATCAGTGTCTACAAGGTCCGACAACGCCTTTATTGAACCGATCACAGCTATAAGATATTCAAGGTTTAATCGCCTAACCTCTTTTACATCCATTATAAATTCCAGTCGCTTATTCATTTAGTCTCTCAATCAAACCATATCTTACCTAAATGGTAAATTAGCTTGACGGTAAGATTTGTCAATACTAGAATCTTACTTAAACGGTAAGGTTAAGGTGACTTATGACACTCAAAGAATGGTTTCAAAAGCACAAATCGCTAGATATGAGAATGAAGTTGGCTGAAAAAGCGGATAGCACAGTTGGTTATCTCAATCAGCTTGCATACACCCCAAAAAAGGCCAGCGTGTCTATGTGCGCCGCATTGTATTCGGCATCGGTGGAATTAACACCTGGAGAAGTAATCTTTCCAGAAGACGAAAGACCCGATATTGCGGAAGTATTTAGCACAAAGCAGCAGCACGAAGAAGAGAGCAAGGCAGCATGACTTTAGCTATGGCCTCTCATCAAGAAGCGCTTTATGAATGCTTAACTCGCACTTCAAACATTGCACGAATAACGCTAAATCGTCGTCACAGCCATTCAGCGAAAGTGGCCGCAACGCTTCAACAGCTTCTTTTAACAGAACAAAAGCCGCTTCTAGGTTTTTTTGTTGTTTCATCACAATACCTTTTAAACAGTGTTTCACTCGAAAGCATAACTGAAGCGCTGCAAACCTATAACTGTACTAAGGAGCGGAAATCGTGAGTGCAGCCATTCTATTTAAAACATCAAAAGACTTGCCGCCGCCTTTTGGTGGGTGCGCCTATTTTGAGAGGTCCTGTGATCCGTTTCACCCTAAGGTAATGCAGTCTGCTTTAGACAAAACAATAGATTCGTCAGACGTTCCGGAGTCTGGGTGGATGGGAATTGATTGGGGAGAAAATCCAATCTGCTTTATTCCAGATGGAACAGGTTACGAGAAACGCAATGAAAGCTTTTCCATTGAAGAAGGTTACTTCCCAGATGGAAGAATGTTCGCTTATCCCCTTGGGGAAAATGGCGATTATTTAAAAAATCGGCACCAAGCCGAAAAAACCAAGAGGAACAATAATGGACAATCAGCATAAGAAAATTAAGGGGTATAGAGACCTCTCTCAGGAAGAAATCGACTTAATGAATGAGGGGAAAGAACTTTCACAAAAAGTGGGGGACTTCATTTCAAAATTAGAAGCAAACGAAAAACTGGATAAGCGATGGGTCGCAATAGGGAAAACAGACCTGCAAAAAGGGTTTATGTCTGCCATTAGAAGTATCGCTCAGCCAACTAGTTTTTAACTCAAAGCGTTCAATATTCATGTGCATTAAAGAAAAAGCCCAGCAAGACCAAGAAGTATGGCAAATCAATATTTGCGACGAGAAAGTTCTACTAAAGAGACTTGAGAACGGCAAGACGGTAGAAAGCTACCGCCATACCGATAAATTGATGGCGTTAACAAACTTGGGATTAATCATTCAAGGTTATCAACCTGTACGTTTCCCTCGTCATCTCGATAAACCATCTGATTAAACTCAACTTGGATAAGGGTGTCAGAGCGACGTTTTAATCGGTAGAAATCAAGTGAAGAGAAGTCGAGCTTCATATTGTCATCGATACCTTTTAGCTGCTCTTTGAATTCACCGACTGTTATTAGCGGTAATTGTTTTTTCATAGTTTCATTCCTTTGGTTGCGGGCTGTTTTTTGTCCGATTTGCAGCTTAGCAGCCTTTGGAATGACTTTTAATAGGTAATGGTTATGTCTACAAAAAATAAAGCAGTTAAAGGTCACCACCATATGTGGCACCAGCCACCACTTTCTGTGCGCTTGGTTAGAGCAGCTTTGCTCACCATTTCGCTTTTTGTAGTCGCTATGCCGTTCGCTATTGCCGCTTACGCTTTGGTGACCTTATGAGCGCACAAGGCCGAATGATGAAGTACATGGGCTTACCACCAACCCGAAAGAAAATTTTTAAGGTTGGTGATGCAGTTCGGCCAATGCCAGGCGCACGCACATTAACTGAATCCACCATTCTTGATGGTAAGAGCTACGGAAAGGTAGCCATTGTTTTTGAACGCATCATACACGTTGATGACGACTTGAACGGGCGTATTCATTTAGCGCCTGAAGACCTAATTCTGATCACTGCCGCTGAGGACCAGTAATGTTTACTGATACTGATTTACTGAATTGTTTTAAGCCTAACTGCACATATAGCCGCGACGCTCTCGCTGAAGCAATTGGTGCTGTTGAATTGCCACCACTTTCTGCGGCATTGGGCAGGCTAAGCGGGCAGGGCCTTATCGTAAAAGATCTTGCTGAGAAGACATGGACGCTCACGGCCAAAGGTAAAGCAGCTACTTACTTCGAGCCGATTGGCGGTACTGTGGCTTCACTTAACGACAAAGTGAAAGATATCAGCGCAGCACGAACTGCTAAAGACCAAAAGCAGGAAGACCCGGTTCACACATCCATTAAAAGCTTGGAAGCATTGTTCATCGCAATTAGACGTAAACCGCAAGACCTTGGCATTAAGCGCGAAACACTAAATGCGTTAGCCAGATTCATGGATCCAACCATATCAAGTAAGCTAGTTGAAATAGCAGACGACCTGCTGCAGCTGGAAGCGATAACCAAGCTGGGCGAGGGCATGCAGTGAATCAGGCCGAGTATGAAGCGCTAAGCGATAACTGCTTACCTCCATTCGCAGTTACGCTATACATACGTTGCTTTCGAAAGAATATGGAGTATAGTGACGGCTTAGTGCATGTTTCCCTACGTTCTATGAAAGAGGAAATGGAGCACACACCCCCTCGTGGCTCTAACACGGTTGAGCCCAAGCCTACCACTGAGAAAATACGAACAGCAGTTCGGCAATTAGAGCGCGCAAACCTAATCGAACTGGTTAGAAAAGGCTCCATTAAAGAACAAAAAGCAGCCTGTTATCACTGCTCTTTAGCCTCAACAGACTTATCAGGTTTAAATGAGGAACAACACGAGAGCAACACGGGAACAACACGCAACAAAAAAACGCCACAGCCCGCACCACATAAGCGCTACGGCGGAAATGTCTTAAAATTTCAAAAATCCGATGAACAACACATACCCGTTATACCCGATATAGAAGAAGAAGATAGCGCGTGCGCGCGCGAAAATCTGAACTTCTGTAACGACTGGGTAGGTTTGGCCAAGCAAGTTGGTCTTACAGTCACCACGGATGAGCTACACGCGATTTTCAACAAGTGGAAGTTTAGCGATACGGGTAAAACCTATCGCCACATAGCCACACATCGAAAGTACTGGATGCGTTATTGCGCAACCATCAAGCACAACCAAGTCAAAGGGGGCAGTCATGCACTCAAGCAGCAATCTAGTCAACAAAGTGGGTATCGCAATGCAACCGCAACCGCATGGCGAGACTGTTATGAACGAGCGCAACGTGGCGAAGGGGTCGAAGCCTTCGACTTCTCTAACGACCAGGCTTGAAACTGTTTACCAGTTTTGCCTAACAAACCTGAGACCTGTGTTGATAGAGTACTGGACTGAATTCGTTAACAAGTACCCAGAGTTGCACATGCAGCAATGGGCCATTCGTGAATACGCTAAGCAGATGGTTGACGAGGGAATTTCTAGCAGTCGACAAATTCAAGCTGGTATCGAAAAAGCGTGTAAGCAGCAATATCGCCCACGGCCTACAGAGTTTGCGAAACTTTGTAAGCCTACACCTGAGGAACTTGGAATACCCTCACTGCGTGAAGCTTACGATGAAGTGATCGCCAGACGCGGAAGATTCAAAGGTAAAGACTTTGAATTTAGCCATCGCGCGGTTGAGCTGGTAGACGAACGTGTTGGTCATCGTGTTTATCAAATGCGAGACGCTGACTTCATGGAACTGTTCAAAGGTGAGTATGAGTACTGGGTAGGCAGAGCTATGACAGGGGATTTGCCTGAAGCGAAAAAAGCGCTTGAATACTCAACACCGAAAAAGCCGGTTATCGACAGTTACGTGGCTAAGCACGGCAAACCTATGCTTGGCGATGATTTGGTTAGTCAGAAAATTAAAGAGCTTGGCATGCTAGTTTCTAGAAAACGCCAGGCGCACATAAGCACACCAGACGATAAGGTAGCGTAGTAGTGACAGACGTTCAGCACGATACAAGCGAAACCGAAACTTTGCTCAATGAGTGGGGCAAATGGAGCCGAATGGGATTAGGGCTCAATATCGGTAAAAGCGATAACAACAACGTGTATTTCATCAATGACGATATGGCGCTATTGGTAGACCGTCTTGTTGCAGAACTGAAGCGAGAGCGACCTTTGTTAGCCAACATAGTCATCATGTACTATCGAAGCGATTACAATTATCCAATGATTTCTAACGCTTTAAATATTGGTGAGACAAAAGCAAGAAGTCTACATAAATCAGCTATTTGTTGGGTTGATGGGGCTTTAATTGGGTTCACCCTAGACGTTAAATTGGCATAATTTGAAAAAACTTGTTGATCTGCGCGCGCGGATCATCTACTTTACTTCACGTAAGCTAAGCGAAGCTGCACTCGACACAAAGGTCACTCATTGAGTGGCCTTTTTTTGTGCCTGCTTTTCTCTGCTTGTTGTGTCTTGTTTATCCCAACCTTGCCTCACCATTTGGTGGGGCTTTTTTATGGATGAAGATTATGTTTCCCTACGGCAAAACTTCACAAGCCCGTCTTGATACGTGCCATGTTGATATTCAAACGATATTCAACGAGGTGAAGAAGTTCATTAACGCGTCGATCTTTTGCGGCTATCGCGGTAAAGATGAGCAGAACAAAGCCTTTGCCGATGGTTTGAGTCAATTGGAGTGGCCTAACTCAAAGCACAACACTTTTCCTTCCATGGCCATTGATGCTGGCCCTTACTTCGTAGAATTAAGTAACACAGACTGGAAAGACGAATTGGCTTTCGCTGTATTCGCAGGTCATGTCATGTGTATTGCCCGTCAGTTATACGCTGAGGGTAAAACAACCCACTTGCTTCGCTGGGGTGGTGATTGGGATATGGACGGTAGAAGCCGTGATGAGCGTTTCCGCGACTTACCACACTTTGAGTTATATAAGCCATAAGGTGAAATAATGAATTGGTTAAAACCTCTAAGCAGCGCTATTGATGGTGTTGTTGGTATCTTCAAGAGTAAGCAAGAGCAAAAGGCAAACGCTGAACAGGCTAAGGCAAAGCTTAAGCAAACTAAATTACAAGGTGAGCATGAGGTCACACTTACTGACGCAGAGGGAGAAGCGCTATTAGCCCAGGGCTTAGAGAGCAGCTGGAAAGATGAGTACGTTACCGTTCTCATTACCTCACCTTACGCTTTGTTGGTATTAGGTGCGATATTGTTAGCTGTATTCAATGACTCTCGCATGTTGGATGCAGCAGTACTGGCCATCAGTAATCTTGAGAAAGCCGGTGTTGATTTAGACTTTCTGTTCAAGGCTGTAGTGTTATCTGCTATTGGCCTGAAGGTATGGCGTGGTAAGTAATAACCTTACGTCTAATACACAATGGAACAACAATTGAATAATCATGTTATGGGCCCTACAGGAGTGCATAGCATGTCAGCATATAGCGACAGATTTAAAATGAGTGATAAGACCACAGCTACTAACTACACAGCCAGTGGCCTTACGGCTTTATGGGGAATGGTAAACATCGACCATCTAGTAGCAGTGATAGGTATTATCATAGCCATAGCCACCTTCGGCGTTAACGTCTACTTCAAGCGCAAAGAAGACAGACGACAAGAAGAACTTCATGCCAAACTTATGGAAGCATCACCTAACAACGAATGCATTCCTAAATAACTTTCATAAAAATATTTTCGCGGGTCCTTTTGGAGGCACCCCCTCACACGGCGCATAGACCCGCGTTTTTTTAACAGCTATAAAATCCCATAGGGGGGTTATATTTTGTTTGATTTAGATGATAAAGCTAAACAAACAGAATTCGCTTCTTTGGTTGGTGCTTCACAACCGGCCATTCACAAACATCTCGATAACGGAACCTTAGTTCGTGGCGGTACCTACCGCCAGTGGTTACGTGCTTATTGCGAAAAACTACGCGACGAAGCCAGCGGAAGAACCGCAAGCGACCAGCGCTTGAAGTTAGACGAAGCGCGAACGCGCGAAGCTTCTGCCAACGCGAGAATGAAAGAGCTAATGCTATTCAAAGAGGAACAGCTAATTCTCGACAAGGCACAAGTTCGTGAGGCTATCGACGGTTGGATTGCCCTGGCGAAATCTGAGTACACAAACTCGATAGAAAAAATCTTAGCTATGCTGGAAAGCCAGCATGGTATCACCATAGACAGAGAATCAATTGATGGAACCACAGCTGCTGCCATGCGAGTTATTGCAGACTTCCAGTTCCAATCTACAGACTCTGATTGACGAATGCCGCGCTGGGTGGTTGCCACCTGAAAACATTCCAACGCGCGAATGGCTTGAAAAATACTTTCGACTACCCGCTGAAGATGCAGACTTTGCTGGTCTGTACAACGCGGATTACGTGCCGTACTTCTGGGGTGTAATGCATGCCCTAGATGACGACTTTGTTGAAATGGTCGGCTTGATGAAAGCTGCCCAAATCGGCTGGACACTGCTTGAAACTGGCTGGATAGCAAAGCGTATTTGCTGTGAACCCAGTCGAATTCTTGGGTTGTTCCCTAAAGATGACAAAGCGCGCGACTTCATTGAAGAGAAGTTCGAACCTGTCATCAGGGCCACGCCAGAACTTGCTAAAAAAGTTGATGTTAGCAGTAGTAGAAAGGCGGGTAACCGAAGCAACAAAAAGAATTTCCCTGGGGGCTCTCTTAAAGTTTTCGGCTCCAACTCAGTCAGTAACGTTAAGTCGACGCCATCGCCAGTGGTACTGGTTGAAGAACCCGACGACACAAACGGTAACGTTGGTGATCAGGGTGATGCGATACGCTTAGCGCGTGAACGCATTAAGCGCTTTCGAAAACGTAAGTTTGTTCTTGGTGGCACCCCTTCCGTCGAGGATTTAAGCGAAGTTGAGCATTACATCAACCTCGGTACCCAGCGAACTCTGCCAGTGGCCTGCCACGATTGTGGCGAAAAGCACGTTTTAGACTGGGAAAATGTCAGCTGGGTAGAGCAAGATGAAGGCCCCGTTCACCCTGTTTACGGTAGAAATTTACCTGAAACGGCGGTTTATGCCTGCCCTCACTGTGGTAGCGCGTGGAATGACTGGCAGCGTCAGCAAAATATTTTCAATACCTGCAGAGTTGCAGAGGAAGAAGGTGATAAGTTCTGCGGTTGGGTACCAACGGTTAACACTGATGGCGTAATTGAAACCTTCAAAGGGCTGTCTGAACTTTACGTTTGTATTCCTGGCACCTCGCTTTCAAGTTTGGTTAAGGACTTTCTTGAAGCAGAGCATGAAGCAGCAGCTGGTGATGAAGCCGGTAGGATAATTTTTCAGAACTCTAAACTGGGTAAGCCTTACGCATACCGCAGTAAAGATAACCTGAATCACGAGCAGCTGCAGGCGCTTGCTGATGACTACCCAGAGCTAACGGTACCTAAAGGCGGCTTAATTGTTACCGCCGGCGTCGATGTTCAGCACGATAGGCTGGCTATCATCATTCGGGCATACGGTAGAAACGAAGAAAGTTGGCTGGTTCTCTGGAAAGAGATAGCCGGTGACTGTGTTGATAAAGCTGATCCAGTATGGGATGAGTTAGACCAGCTACTTTTCAACGGTTTTGAGCACGAAACGCTAGGTCGAATTTACTTGTCAGCGGCCAGTATTGATAGTTCAGATGGTGGTACCAACCACGCGGTTTATCACTACGTTAGAACGAGAAGTAAGAAACATAGACGCGTTCACCTTATGGCTATCAAAGGTGACAGTAACGACAACGGTAAGCGTGAAATTTTCCGCTTACCTTCTGCAAAACTTGACCACAACAACGCCAAACGTTCAACAAAAGCAGATAAACACGGCGTTCTTGTTTACCTCGTCGGTACTCACAAGGCTAAAGATCTTCTATCAAAGCGCCTTCAAGGTACCGCGGCTTTCATGCATAGCTACAAAGATGCGCGAGCTGACTACTGGGAACAAGTAACTGCAGAGGTCAAAGCGCCAAGTAAAAAGCTTCGCGGCCAAATGACTTGGCAGTGTCGAAGCGGTAGACGAAACGAAGGTACCGACTGCGAAGTTTATGCGCTTCACGCTGCAATGTCTCAAAAGGTTCACGCCAAAACTAGCGCCCAATGGGATGCATTAGAGAGCAGCTTAAGTCAGAAAGACATGTTCAGCGCTGAATTAGAAAGCGAAGTTGAACAGAAAGCTACCAAGCGAAAACGCCAATCATCTGCCACTCGCCCACGGCGAAAGCGTGGCTTTAGCACTCAGGTTAGATAATGAACGAACCAAAACGTTTAGTAAAAGGTGACTACGCAAAGTGGTCACGTAAAGTGGCGAACGCATCACACACTTATCAGTACATTCTGGTTGGCCCCGAAAGCAAATTTACCATCGACACGACTGTGGTTGATGGGGCGCTTCATGTTGACCTGGCTTCTGAAGAAACAAAGACCTATCAGTCTGGCGAATACCGTTGGCATCTTTTTAGCGATGATGGCACAGGCCGCAAAACAGTAGCCCATGGTTACATCATTATCGACGCGAACCCGCATGATTTAGAGTATTGCGACACTACCAGTCATGCCGAACGCGTTTTGAAAGCCATAGAAAAGCGAATTGAAGGCCGCATTCTTTCTGATCACGAAAACTACACAGTTGATGGCCGCAGCTTAACTCGCATACCTATTGAGCAGCTTGAAAAGTTAAAGCGCAAATATAGCTGGCGCGTTCGCAGTGTTAGGCAGAAGAAAGGCCTAACTAAACCCCCACGTCGAGCTTACTACAGGTAGTGTATGTTTAATCTCTTTAAAAAGTCGAAAGGCGAAACTGAGCGAGTTGAACCAGTTCTTGGTAAAGGCGCTGGTTCTAGCCGTGATCGTCAGCGTCATAAATTGCATGCGCAGGAACGCTTTGCTGCAGCAAAAAGCCCACGTATCAGTTCAAACAATTTCTTTGGTTCTGGGCTGAGTATTGATGAAACGTTAAGACGTGATTTATCAAGGATAAAAGCAGCAAGTCGTAAAGCCGGTGAAGACGTTGGTTATATGAAACGCTTCTTTTCCATGGTTCAGACTCACGTTGTTGGTGATAAGGGGCCGCGCTTACACGCTGAAGTTCGCGGAAACGATGGGAATTTAGACCGCGTAGCTAATCAATCTATTGAAAAAGCGTTCGCTAAGTGGTGCAAAATTGGCGTGTGTGAAATTAGTGGGCGCATGGACTTCATTGGGGCCATGCAGCTCATTGCAAAAACCGTATGCCAAGACGGTGACATTATCATTCGTCACATTCACGGCGCACCCAATAAGTTTGGGTATGCCATTCAGCTTATTGAAGCTGACCTGTTGGACGCCACTTTAAACAAAGATTTAGGAAACGGCGTTCGCATTAAAATGGGCGTTGAGATAGATAAGTGGGGCAGGCATGTAGCTTACCACTTATTAACTAATCACCCTGGTGAACATACGTGGCGTCATGACAATACTGGCAAACGCTACGTTCGTATTCCTGCAGAGGAAATCATTCTTCCTTTTCCAATGTTCCGCCCTGGTCAAACTCGCGGTGTTCCATGGGCTCACGCATCACTCTTAGATTTTCACGATATAGGTGGTTACCGCGAATCAGCGCTAGTGGGTAGTAGGGTTGCAGCTAGCAACATGGTTATTTACGAACGCGACCCAGAGCAAGAAGCCCCTGAAGAAGAGGACGAAGGTGATTTCATTTTTGAACTTGAGCCAGGCGGCGCAGCAATTACCCCAGAGGGTTATCGCGCAAAAGAAACAAACTTTCAACATCACGGTGATTCAGTTGAAGGATTTCAAAAGGCCTCGCTTAAAGGGGCGTTTGCTGGCGTTGATGTGAACTACAACACAGGCGCGAACGATTATGAAGGCGTCTCATGGTCAAGCCTTCGTCAAGCAGTACTCGAAGATAGAGAGCACTGGAAACGCCTTCAAGGTTGGTTAATAAGCCAAGTGGTTGGCGCGATATACCAACGCTGGCTTAAACATGCGCTTTTGAATGGCGCCATAGATAACCTGAGAGGTTATGACTTAGAGCGCAGCGTTGATGCATTTTCTTTCAAAGGCCGCAGATGGCAATGGGTTGACCCATTAAAAGATGAACAGGCCATTGGCGCTGCCATGGATAACTTCACCGTTAACCCGATGGATGTTCTGAATGAAAAAGGTGTTGATGTCGACGAAATGGCTGAAGGCTGGCAGCAATATCTTCAGATACTAGGTCCAGCGATGGAACTGGCTAAAGGTTTTGGTATTGGCAAAGGGGCAAAAGTTGCAGCTGCAGCCAATAAGAACGCCCCTAAAAATGACGAAGAAGAGGGCGAACAGTGAACGTAAATAAAGTTACTGCAGCCATGTTGCGCAAAGGGCAATGTCCTGTCATGCAGCGCGACATGGAAGCGCAAATTGAAAAGGTAGACGAAGAAAGCCGTATCGTCACCCTTAGCTTTTCCAGTGAATATGAAGTTGAGCGCTGGGGATGGGTAGAAACCCTTGGTCACGAAGAAGGTGAATGTGACCTGGCACGCATCAACAATAAAGGTCCGTTCCTTAGTGATCACAATTGGAACGACCAACGCGGCGTTATTCAAAAAGCATGGATTGAGAAAGGCCGCGGCTACGCTGAAATAAAGATGAGCCGCAATCCGCTTGGCCAGCAGCTTCTTATCGATATGCAAGATGAGATTCGCGTGAATGTATCTGTTGGCTACCGTATCCACGCCGCCAAATTAACCCGCGAAGAAAACGATTTAGATTACTACCGCGTTACCCACTGGGAACCGCTGGAAATATCTTCTGTATCAGTACCGGCAGACCCTACCGTAGGTGTTGGTCGAAACGCTGAAACAAACGACAACCCCGTAAAAATAACCACCACTGAGGTACGTAAAATGGATGATACCAAAATCCAAGACAACAACGCCCCGGATGAAACGGCCGAACGTTCGGAATCACCGGAAACGACTAACCAAACTAAGCGTGAATTCGCAGAGCCACGTAAAGTTAAAACTTCACCTGAAGCAAGCGATGCTCAACGTATTGCTGAAACTGCACGTCAGTACGGTGCCACTGATTTAGGCAATAACTTTATTGCTAAAGGCCGTAGCTACGAAGAGTTTAACAGTGCGCTTATTCGTGAACTTCACGGCAAGCGAAAAGATCCTGAAGCTGAGTCCACAATGATTAATTTGGATATCGGTGAAAACGAGCTTCGCAAGTACAGCGTTATTAATGCGCTTCGCGCGGTTGCTACGGGCAACTTTAAGAAAGCAGGCCTTGAGCGTGAAGTATCAGAAGCTATTGCTAAGCGTGTTGGCCGCGATGCTGACGGTATTTATCTTAGTTATGAGGCAATGGGCTACGGTTTGCGCCAAATGCAACTTGCACGTATGCAGTCAGCAGGCGGTGCAGGTAAAGGTGCTGAGCTTGTAGCTACCGAGCTTCATGCTGAAATGTACATTGAAGCGCTTCGCGCACAAGCAGTGGTGGGTCAATTAGGTGCGCGCATGGTGTCTGGCCTTGTGGGTGATGTTGATATTCCTAAACAGAATGGTTCGGCAACCTTCTACTGGGTAGAAGAAGATGGTGCGGCTACAGATAGCGACCTGTCTTTCACTACTGTACAGCTACGACCTAAAACGCTAGCTACTGCAGTTCCTATCACTCGCCGTATCATGAACCAGTCTACGCCAGATATTGAAGCGCTGGTTATGGCTGACATCATGCGTGGTCAAAGCTTAGGTTTAGACCAGGGCGCGCTTTACGGTTCGGGCATTGGCAATGAGCCTACAGGTATCGCTAACACCAGCGGTATCGGTGCAATTGCGTTCGCTACACCAAATAGCCCTACATGGGCTGAAACTGTTGCATTTGAAACTGACGTGGCAGAAGCCAACGCAGACGCTAACACTATGGCTTATCTAATGCGCCCGTCTTTACGTGGCAAGCTTAAAACAACTGAGAAAGCTTCAGGTACAGGTCAGTTTATTTGGCAGAATGGCCGCGTTAACGATTACAACGCTGCAGTAACAACACAAATGAACGCTGGCCAGATGTTGTTTGGTGACTTCTCGCAAGCGCTAATTGGCTTGTGGGGTGCGCTTGACGTGGTACCTGATCGCGCAACCAAAGTTGCTAGCGGTGGTCTTGTTATGCGTTTATTCCAAGACGCAGACGTTGCGGTTCGTCACCCTCAAGCATTCTGCTTGGGTGAGTAATTCACATAATTTTTAACTAGCAAAGCACCTTCGGGTGCTTTTTTTTAAGGTAAAAGAAAATGGCTAGAGATAGTAAAAAAGTAAGCTTCGAGCTTACACGCGGTGTGCGCCTTATGGGTAAAAGCTACTTCCCTAACAAAACTAAAGGCAAAAAAACAATCATCTCGATTGATGCTTCGATGGCAAAGGAACTGCAGGCAGCGTCGAAAGGTAAAATTGTCGACGCAAAAGCTAACACTGAAATCGAAGTGCCAAAAATCGATGACGGTTTAGACGCGGCGTTTGGTCCAGAGAACGATGGTGAAAGCGAATAGCTATGAGCTTTCAAGATGATCTTGCCGCAGATATGGAGTCAGTTTTTTTTGCTGACTTTAAACATGTGGCGGTTATCTCTGGTGTAGAGGTGAATGGATATCTGTACACCAGAGCGCATGAGTTCGGTGAACTGGACACTAATCAGGTTCAGTTCGACACACCGAAAACATCGCTACCAGCCATAAAACGCAGGGAACCTATCACGGTAAATGGCGTTAAATACCTTTTCGTGACAAAGCAAGAGTCCGGCGAAGTCACCAGCTTGATCCTTGAGCGTGTTTAGTAATGTCAAAAATTGTATCTGTTAACTCAAAACAAGCCTTAGCTGAAATGAAGCGAATGAGTCGTGCGCTAGATACTCATAGAAAAGGTGAGGTTAACCGTGCAATGGCGGCAACCATCAACGACAGCCTTAAAAAGTCACGGACGAAAATTGTTCGCCGTGCTTCTAAGGCCATGCAAGTTAAGCAAGCACCTATAAGACAACGTGTGAAAATTACACGAGCTAAAGCGACTAGTCTTCACGGAAAAGTGTGGGCTGGTACCAATAGGCTGTCTGCAAGAACGGCAGGCGCTAAGCCGCGAGGTGATGGTCATGCGGTTGGTCCTTACGAGTGGCCAAACACATTTACCAATAAAGGCTTACGCAATATTTATATTCGAAAAGGTCAGGGAAGAGGAAACATTGAAGTCGCTGGCTTTGGTGCAAAGTTCACAGAGCAAACGCTTAAGAACGCTGTAAACCAAGAGACAGAAGCTTCACTTGCTAAAGACTTTCCTTTAGAGCTATTTCGTCAGTTGACCTGGCGGTTAGATAAAGCGCTAGGAATTAAGTAATGGCCACACGTTCGCAGATACGAGAAGCAATCCGCGCGATAGCGGAGCCTGCTGGCTTCTCCACTACTTTTAATTACTCCCCAGCACAGATATTCGAAGACGAACTACCTGCGTTAAAGGTGTTCTTTAATTCTGGTGAAACTGAATATGACTTCGATGATACCGGAATTACAGAGGCACAAGTCATTGTTGAAATCATGCTTCGTGATCCGGGCAATATTGATGATGCATTAGACCAAAAAGCCACTGCAGTGCAGCAGCTGCTGCGCGAAAACCCCCAGTTAGACGGCCTGATTGAAGGCATGAATAGAACCAACTTTGCATACGACCGTGACAGTGAAACGACTATCGGTGAATTGCAGCTTACTTACACAATACAATACCTAGACGAGGATTAATCATGAAGGGTAAATTAGTCTCATTGCACTTATCGCCGGATGGTGGCACTTCTTTCGGTGAATCAATAGCAAATATTATGACCATGGAGCCTGGTGAAATGACCAGTGAAGTGGTTGATGCAACCCAGTATGGTACCGAACATGACTGGAGAGAGTCGGATTACGGTTTACGTGATGGCGGTGAATGGAATGTCACGGTTCGTTATCGCGAAACGCAGACTGATATTGAAAGTATTATTGATGCTTTCCATAACGGCACGAAAAACCACGTACAGGTGCAATTCCCCGCGCCAATTGCTAAAACGTTGTCATTCCGATGCCTAACTACAAAAGTTGGTTATGCAATCCCAAAAGAGGGACAAGTAGACAGAAGCTTAACGCTAAAAGTCGACGGTCCAATTCTTGAAGAAGATCTAGTTTAATGCTTGGCTTCTTTAAGCGTTTTATCGCTGAGCGTAAGATGCCGAAGGATAAAACCTTCGCGCATCGCGCGCAAAGTGCAGCAGCTAAATTAGGGCGCTGGCTTATTGTTGAGCTTTCTGCAGCAGATGCTGTAGTGATCATGGACCAACTCAATCTTATTCAGCGTTCCCATGCTGACTTAGAAGAGAAAGGGCGTAATGTAATGGCGCTAAGATACCAGGCTATTGCAATGTCGTTACGTACAAAGTCTGGGCGCATACCTTTAAAGTGGGATAGTGAAACTGACCTTTTGTTTCTTGCATCATTCCCACAGTCGAAAATTTCCTTAGTGCTTGCAGAAATTGCCAGTGTTTCTGATATGCCTTGGATAGACCCTCTTTATCAGCCTCCAAAAAGTGAAAATGACTCTCAATCAGAAGAGCCCGAACCACTAAGTGACGAGGATTTAGCAAGAAACCCCTCGTAGGCCAGCCCTATCGAACAGCCACACTTAGGCTGGCCTTAAAGCTAGGCTGCGAAGATGCAGACTCCCTCCTAGATAGACTCAGTGCGTCAAAGCTTCTCGAATGGTTGCGATTCGGTGAAATCGAGCCCTACGGCGGCAAAATTGACCAGTTCCAAGTGGCTGGTTTACGTGCTCAAGTGGCAAATTACTTAAGCAAAAAGGGTGATAAACCCTTCGAATCTAGCGATTTTATCGTTGGATATCGCCCCAAAATGCAAATCAAACCTATGTCTGTAGAAGAGCTTTATAAGCGCTTTACGAGAAGATAATGAACAAAAAGAACTACGAAGTTGAACTGCGAGGCAATACCCGGTCTTATCGCAGCGAGTTAGGGCGTGCAATCACCAGTAATGAGCGCTTTAACAACTCAATGCGTGGATTATCACAGGGCGCACAAGCTATTCAAGGCCCAATGGGCGGCGTGGCCAGTAGGGTATCTGTCGTTAATTCATTGTTTTCTTCTGGTGCTGCAGTCACTAGCGGATTAGCTGCGGCATTAGCTGGCCTAGTTGCGGTTGGCTATAAGTCGCTGCAGGTGTTCAATGAATACGAAAAAAGCCAATTAAGAACCGAAGCACTAGTTAGGGCTACTGGTAATGCGGCTGGTTTCACTGCTGAGCAACTACAACAACAAGCAAACCAAGTTGCGTTAAGCACTCTGGCGAGTGTGCAGGGAATAACCGAAGCGCAGAACGTTCTTCAGACGTTTAAGTCTGTAAGCGGAGAAACCTTCACCCAGGCAGTGGAACTTTCTCAGGATATGGCCGCTGTTTTTGGCGGTACCGCTAAAGATAAAGCCCTGCAATTGGGTAAAGCATTAGAAGATCCTGTAGCGGGTATTAATGCACTTAAGCGCAGTGGTGTTAGTTTCACTTCTGCGCAGAAAGACATGATTCGCTCAATGGTAGAAATGGGCGATACTGCAGGCGCTCAAAAGGTCATTCTTGAACAGCTTGCGGGGCAAGTAGGCGGGGCTGGTTCTGCCGAAGCTGGCGGGTTAGCAGGTTCAGTAGACACGCTTGGCCAGCGTTGGGATGAATTATTACTCAGTTTTTCTGAAAGCTCATCTTTAGGTGGTGGCGTTAAGAAGTGGCTAGATGGTATCTCGTATTCACTTGATAAGTTGCGCGGCAAAATTGCGCCAACTATTGAAGAGTTACAAATAGAGCTTCAGTACCTCGAAAACACCCAGCAGAAATCAGCGACTAAACGCGGTGCCAACGCGGCAAAAGCAGCTAATGCTATTCGTTCAGCGGAAGCCGATGAGCTCAGAGACCAAATTCTGCAGATGAAAGCAGAACAGGGCGACCTGCAGGCGTTAGATCAGCTGATAGAACAACGAACCAGTGAACTTGGCAATTTACGCCAGCGCCTACCAAATGCGAGTTCGGAAGGTACCGGCTGGTTCGGGAGTGGTGAGTCAGAAAAAGAAGAGTTGCAGAAGCAGCAAAGGAAAGCGGCTGCAGAACTTCAAGAGTTTAAGCGGCAGAAAAAGCAACTTGAAGCAGCTAACCAAGCGCACGTAGAAACGCAAGCCGCTATCAAAGAAGAAGCAGATCAGACTGCACAAGTTAAGCGCGAAGAAGAAACTGAGAAAATGGCTTCAAGCCTTCGTGCGCAGTATCAGCGAATTTACGACGAGGCACTGGCAGCTGACGGTAGAGAGGTAGAGTTAACTAACTTGCGCTACGAGCGCAAGGTTGAAGAGATGAACGCAGAGCTTGAGCTTATGCGTGAAAAGGGACTGCTGACCCAAGAGCTTGAAAAGGAACATCAAGAAGCACTGAATAATCTTCTACTAACGAAAGAGGAGAAGGTTGCAGAACTGAACCAGCGCGAAATAGATGCGGCAACGGAGAAGTATGCTGCAATACGTGAAGCTGCGCTTGAAGCTGGCGGAAAAGATGAAGAATTAGCCCAGTTTAGGCATGACAAGCGTGTAGAGGAAATTGAAGCTGAGCTCGACATGCTACGCGAAAAAGGCTTAGCGACACAGGAAATTGAGGCCGCACATAAGCAGGCAATGGAAGACCTGGAAGCCACTCACCAAGGAAAGCTTGCTGAAATTCGCGATGAAGCAAGAGAAGAAGAACGCAAGAAGGAAGAAGAGAAGCAAGCTCGTCAGCAAGAAGGTTACGGAGTTCTCTTTGATACGGCAAACAGCTTTTTCGATGGTATGGAAGGGCGTGAAGCCGGTTACGCACGCATGGCTTTATCAATCGGTGAAACGTTACTCAACGAGAAGAAGCGAAAAAGCCTGCAGTCTATATGGACTAACACCATGGATGCGGCAATGGGTGCTTATAACGCCTTGGCCAGTATTCCCTATATTGGGCCAGTGTTAGGTGGTGCTGCTTATGCGGGCGTAGTCGTAACAGGTGCGGCAGCAGCGGCAAAGTTAACGGGTATGGCGCACAGCGGTATGACAAACATTCCTTCCGAAGGTACCTACCTACTAGACGGCGGTGAACGGGTTGTTCAACCAGAACAAAACCGTGATCTCACACGCTTCTTAAGTTCATCAGAAACCAATAATTCTCAGAGTATGAGCTTTAAAAACGAAACACATATTCACGGCGATGCATCAAACCGCGACTGGCGAGAGGTGGCATTGCGCGACAAGCGTTTCATTCGCTTGTTCAAAGCACGTCTTGAGAGGCCAGTATAAATGTCTGCTTTTCCTATTCAGTTTTTTAGACAAGTCGAAGTTACGTTAATCCTCGACATTATCAAGCCAGAAGAACGACTGTACGAAAACAAGTCATTGGGGAGTGAAGATCCTTATTACCTCTTCGCGCTTACCTCGACGCCTGTTAATCACGATGATGCTATGGAAATCAGCGGTATTCTTGACTGGTACAACGATTCAATTAGGAACTTCCTTCTGCCAAATCCACTAAAGTCGGTTCGAAAGCTAAACGGTCTTTATTTAACAACAAGTGGATTCGTTGGTAGCCAAGTTTTACATGTTGCAGGCTTGCCGCCATCACGTGAAAAGGCGGTATGGGGTGGGGATTTTGTACAACCCGACATAAACACTAAAGGCTATCGAATTGCTTTTAGTGCTAACTCAGACGCAACAGGCCGCGCCACAATAACGCTTACTCAACCACTTTTACACAATATTCCTGCGGGTACACAGATTCGCTACGGCGATGATGTCAGCTTTCAGGTGTGTGTAAAGAACCGTAATGGTGGTGAGTTTGGCGTTAAAGATGCGGGAAAAACCATCTTCGATTTAGAGTTAATGGAGCAGCTGTGAAGAATTTGTCAGCGTCAGAGATTGAACGTTTAAGAGGTTATAACCCGACTCGCTACCAAACATACCTGGTCAAGATGAATATAAACGGAAATATGCTTTATCTGACGGATAGGGATGCCCCTGTTTTCTATGGAGGCGTTTACTATCAACCGGGTTACATAACGTCTGACAGTATTGATGAAATTGAGGTTACGTCTGAACCATCTACAAATGAATTTAATACTACGTTAGATGCGCGCGACGGCTCGTTTATCCCTTATTTTCTAAATAAAGGCTGGAATAACTCTGAGGTAACAGTTTATGAACAGCACGGCGATAAATTAGGCGTAATCATTACCCTTAATGTCTTCGAAGGGTTCATAGATTCTCGCGATATTCTGAAAAAAACTAGGAAAATCGACGCGGTTTTAGCGTCAGTCTGGGCTGACTTCGAAAAGCAAGCCGGTACCAAAACCAATTCAGGGTCACATCAAAAATACTACCCAGATGATACGGCTTTTGAGCATGTGGCCAGAGCCAAACGAAAGATTTATTGGGGCAAAAATGCGCCCGTTGCGTCAAGCAGTGGCGGTTCCTCTGGAAGCGGCCGCTTCAATCCGCCAGGTATAACACATCAGGTTTAAAAAATGGGCTTTTTAGAAGATTTAGGCGGAGCTGTACTTGGGTGGTTAGCACCTGAAGCGCCGGAGCCGTTGCCACCTGGTACTGAGCTTACGTCAGCGCAGACTGATGCGCATATTGGCAAGGTGATTGGTAAGGTCCACAAAATAACAGGCAATATTATATTTAAAGAGACTAATGATGGTGACTCTGACGATATTAAAAATGACTTGCTTCATATCATTGTCGTGTGGGCTGAAAAGGTAAAATCAATTGATGAAGTGTATGTAGACGATATCCCCGTTTCTTCTGACAACCCTGCGTTCTTTCATGATGATGGAGGGCGCGTAGTGCACATGCGTAATTTTCCCGAAGGGATGGATAATTATGATGATCCGCTACTTACAGCCGCAGGTTGGCGTGCGTCAGACAAGCTTTCAGGTAAAGCGTGTAGCTATATTCGACTTGAATATCATGGCGGTGAATTTGCTATCTCTTCAGAGCCAAAGATTACCGCTGATATAACGGGTACAACTCATTCAAATCCTGCTTTAGCGTTACTTGACTACCTCAAAGATCCGCTATACGGAAAGGGACTATCTTCTCATCTAATCAATACAAACTCTTTCTACAAAGGTAGGGACCTTTGTGATTCTTTAGTCGATGAAGTTGTTGGTCAGCCCAATCAAAGGCCGCTATTTAGCTGCAACTGCAAGCTAGACACCAGTAAAGATATATTGGAAAACGTCAATGTACTGTTAAAGCCAATGCGGGGCTGGCTACCTATTATAGATGGCCAGTTAACTTTAGTTATTGAGCAAGATGATGACCCCGTCAACATACCAATTCTCGAAAAAGATATTATCGAGATGGATGGTGTTTCTGAAGGTAGCAAAAACAAGCGGTATAACCGTGTTGCTGTAACGTACTATGAGCCTGCAGCAGATGGTACTGCTCAGGAAGCTGTTTACCCACCGAAAGGTAGTGCGTTAGAAGCTCAGCTATTAGAAGAAGATAACGGCTTCATTAATGAAGGTACGGTAGACCTAATTACTTGTAATAATTATTACGAAGCTATTGAGTTCGGTAAAACGTGGCTTGAAATTTCACGTGAGCAAACGAAAACCCGCATACATTTGCCTAAGTGGGCGCTTATCTATGATGTGGGTGACATCGTGCCTGTTTACGAGTCGTTTTTAGGCTGGGAAGGAAAGCTATTTCGGATAGAGCGAATTTCCTCTAATAAAAAACGGGTAACACTAACAGTTCGAGAGCACCAGCCTTATATATATGACTTCTTTGGGGAGGGGAATAAACCCGAAATACCTGATACCACATACAGCTTTACTAATCCCGATGAGCCAAGCGATATAACGATTGAGCACGTATATTCAGCGTTCGTTCAAGTTAAAATCTCTTGGTATTCTGAAGCATCACGTTTTCTATATCAGGTGTTAGATGAACAAGGATTGCTAATAGAAACTGACTCAATAGCGCGTTATCACGTAAACCTTTCAGGCTACGCGCTTGGTACCTACCGTTTTAGAGTGATGGCGTTAGGTGGGCTTTCTGCACGAAGTGGATGGGCAGAAATACCGTTGATAATGCAAAAGCCTGGCGTTCCAACTGACATTACGATAAACCCCACAGCTACAGAGTTGGAAGTTATCCCATACTTGGCCGGTTCTGATAGCTCAACCGCGTTTTTGTATTCCATTAGTCACGACCTAACAGATGAAGAGCCGCCTATGCCATATCGTGGGCCAGCTCATGCTTATACGTTCCCTGGCTTAGCACCAGAACGTGATTTCAAAATATGGGTTTGCTCTTCCAATGCTCTAGGTGAATCGCAATGGACGTTCGTGGTTGCACGGACTTCTGCAGTTGATGAATTCTGGGGCAATATCGTTAGAACGGTTATGTTACCAGGCTTACCTGAAAATCTTGGTGACACTATAAACAGTGTGGTCAGTGATGTGGCCAACTGGTCACAGCAGACTAATGAGCTAGGCGAAGAGTACTCGACGTTGCTCTACAGCGTGACTGAAGTAGCACAAGAAAACCAAGTGATCAGCTTGGATGTGCTTGGCGTCAAGCAAAAGATAGGGAATAAGAGCGTTCAAGCTCAAATTGCAGATTTCAAAAATGCTCAGATAGGCTATGAAGATGAAAACGGTGAATGGATAGAAGGCGCTGCTTTCGCTCAAGCTTTTCAAGAGATAAAAATAAACAACCTGGATGGTGATCAGGTTAGCGTTTTTTCATACTTCGAAGCACTGGAAAATGCAATCGGTGAAGTAAGGGGGCAGATTCAATTCGCTATCGATGTGAACGGCCGCTTAACTGGTATGTTCATTGAAGGTAGTGAAAGCGCCAGTTCAATTATTCTGGCTGCTGAAAACGTTAAGGTCACCAGTCAAGATGGTGTCGTTTGGCAAGAGTGGGACAGTGTATCAGGCACCGTTAGGTCCTATGCCACGATATATGCGGAAAATATCGAAGGGGATATAACAGACGGTGCTGTGCTAGATATGCGTCCTATAACGTTCGATGGTTCTGGCACGCCAACGCAAGAGCACGTACTTGTTAATTTTCTTATCCAAGCGCAACCATTCGAGCGTGTGGCTTACGTACACCCTATTCCAATTCAGTGGGGCAGCTTGGATAGCTTGCTTATCACTGCAGATGCAAATGGTAGTTCGGTGCATGTTATCTCGACGCCTGGCGACACATTTAAAGGTGACAGTGTTTCCGGTGTTGTTGTGAGAGTGCCTTCAAATATCGATGTTGCGGTGAATATCAAAATTCAAGGTAACAGTAACAACGGAACATGCATCATCGATGGTGATGTTTTCGTTCAAGTATTCAAACAGGCATTTGGCATACAACAGCTTCAGCAGGGCCAACCTGTCCAATAAAAACGGTTCTAAATAAAGTCATTTCTTCTCAGATATCGGAAAAATAATGAGTACCTACGTTTTTAGTCTCAACGACATCAGTGTTGAAGACGGTAGCCCTGTAGTGTCTGTAAATAACTCAGATTCGTTCTTTGGGTTGATCGAGGGTAGCCAGTTATTCATCGCTGGCAAATTACCTGCAACAATTATTAATCATGACACTACCGCCAACACGCTAACGCTTAAATATAACTGGCAGCAAGGTGATTTAAGTAACGTGGCAGCTCAAGTAGTGCCAATAGGGGCGGTGGGGGTACTTCTTCAAGCGTTAGAAAATAACAGAGCTGCTTATGCCGCATTTTTAGAGAACGCGGGGAGTGGTGAAGTTGAATGGGAGGATATAACCAACCCTCCACAAACTTCGCTTAGATGGCCAAACTTTTCTGAGTTGGCTGGTAAAATATCGAAAGAGCAACTGCCAGACGATATTGACACAGACAACAAAAAAACTCAGGCGATGAGCCCTCCGGTTCGCCAAAATCAAAGTCTAACTCATATTTTGAGTGACTACCCAACACTGAAAAAGACAGTGAATATTCCAACATATTCACCCAACAACAAGCGTGAAATGCTGTTTGATGATGTGCGCCAAGTGGCATATGTGGCATTAACTGAAGAGTGGTTGCCTATTCCTAATATTATCGCTACTCGCGAATTCTTATTAACCACGGCGAACAATCGTGTCTATT